TCGAGTTTTACGCGCTCGCTCATACCGCGCCCTGGTCAATAGGCGCGGCATGGTGCGAGGGCGTTAGCGCTTGATAAATGCAGGGTATTGCCGCGCGACGTTCGCGCGCATGGGCATGGCGACCGAAAACACGTCTTCCACATTGCTATAACGAACGCCATGAGGCCCGCTGGCGCCATCCCCGAACATTGCAAAGCAACCCACACGACCCGGTGCAACCGCTTTGGCGGTGTCATTTAGGATTGCCATAATGTTGGTTGAAAATGCAGCGAGCGGCGTTTCCTTGCTTTCGGCAACGCTCGGTATAATCCGCGCGGCATCCGGGAACGCACCATCGATTGGCTTGGATGTTTCAATGTGGATCGGCTCGCCATCCGCGGTGAAAACCGTTAGCGTTTCACCGTCAAACACGGCGGTTTCTGCCTTGTTACCTTTCAGCACGGCAATGGCCTTTTTTGAAACAGGCATGATGCAGTCAGGGCGGTCTGCGTCTAGTTCAAGTTCGGCAAAGGTTGCAATGTGCCCGGATGTTGCTTCCATGCGCTCGGCTGTGAAATGGACGCCCAACAGGTAATAGCGCGATTGCTCGGTTGCTTGTGCCATAGCGACGGCTGCAAGGCGTGACGGATTGGCGATTGTGATAGGGTTGAAGTTTTCCATTGTCTGATTTTCCTTTGTTGGTTTTCGAGTTTTACGCACTCGCTCATACCGCGCCCCGGTCAATAGGCGCGGCATGGTGCGAATGCGTTAGTACCGTGACGACCACACGCTGTTGCCACCATCTACCACCCCGAACCAATCATCCGGGCGCGTGAGATACCGGGCGCGGTTGGCGGTAATCGCAAACGCGCCATGTGTCGCGGCGTTAACGTCACCATCGTTCTCATGATCGGTAACCCATGCGTCGCGCGCGCGCTTGCTGGCGAAACGTGATACAATGGTCTCATTGATAAATCCGCGCGGGCGTTGTGCGGCATAGTATGTCTTTGGCATGGTCTGATTTTCCTTTTGCTGGTTCAAAGCGCACTCACTAATGGGCCGCTTTCACGGCTCATGTGCGAAAGTGCTAGGCTACGTAGCGTTCGCAGGCTTCAATCCGGACATAAACTTGGCGGGTTGTGGGTTGCCAAATTGCCAGACCCAAGTTGTTCGCGGCGCTAACAAGATCGCAGGTGTCTCGGTCCATTGGGCCGATGTGCAAGTAGGGGCTGGATTTCTTCTCGACGCGGTCCAAAAGTTCTTGAATGAATTGCTTTGTGGTCATGTTCTGATTTTCCTTGTTTGCGTGTTTCGATATACCCTACATAAGCAACCCTTGGCCATGTGTCAAGCAATAAAAACAAGAAAAATGCAGCATGTTGCGAATTAACCAATATCCGGTTAATATCTAGTGGTCACATATCGTTATGGAATAGGGTATTCACGCCATGCCGCGCCCAAAAGGTTCTAAGAATGTCGCGTCGCTCGCGGCTAAAGAGCGTATCGCGTGGGCGTTCGAACGGGTAAATGGTACTGGGAACACCTGGCTACTCAAGCAAGCGGAAGATAACCCCGCCATATTCGCTTCCCTTGTTGCGCGCTGTATCCCCGTCGAGAGTGCAGTTAGCGTTTCCCATGTCCTCATTTCACTAGGCGACGAAATGCAAGCAGCTGCGAAACGCCTGAATTCGGTCAATGCTATGCGTGACGCGCGTATCTTGGAGCACGATGATACCGCACATATACATCAACCCATTGATAACACTGAAGATTGACCATTTAACATAATAGATATTATGCGCCATACGGTAGCGTATGTTAGGCTGTTTGCCGCTTGCCGCTTGCCGGATGCCAAATTGACTAAGGGGGGTATGCCGGGGGGGTACCCCCGAGATCGGCGGCGCGGGCACAGAGTAAGGGTGGTCACGCCGACAATTTATTTCAAAATTTTTTGAAACAGAAAATGGGTTTACGTTATGGCCAAGCAAGAACCACGTGAAGGCGAACAGCAACTCATCGCCCAGATGCTCGCCTTTGCAGACGACCCCCTGCAATTCGTCCTCTACACCTTCCCTTGGCAGAAACCCAACTCTCCCCTTGAGCACCACAAAGGCCCCCGCCAATGGCAACTCGAAGCCCTCCAAGAGATGCGTGACCACATCGCCCGTAACCGCAATCGCACCCGCCAAGACCTCACCCCCGAACTCCTTAAAATCGCCATAGCGTCCGGTCGCGGCATCGGCAAGTCCGCGTTCCTCGCCTGGGTGGCCATCTGGCTATTCTCCTGCGTGCCATCTTCCACGGTCATCGTTTCCGCCAACACCGAACAGCAGTTAAAATCGACCACGTTCCCGGAAATCCGCAAGTGGGCGACGATGGCGATCAACGCCAACTGGTTCGAGCACAACGCCATGAGCCTCCGCCCGGCAGAGTGGCTGATCCACTCCCTCAAGACGACGACCGACTACGATGATGCCTACTGGTACATCCAAGCGCGCCTGTGGTCCGAGGAGACACCAGACGCCTTTGCCGGTGTCCACAGCCATGCTGGCATGGCCGTGTTGTTCGACGAGGCCAGCGGCATCCCCGCGCCCATCTGGCCCGTGACCGAAGGCTATTTTACTGATCCGACCGTCCATCGTTTCTGGATCGCCATCTCCAATCCGCGCAACCCATCCGGCACGTTCTTCGAGTGCTTCAATGCGAACCGCGATGCATGGTGGAACCGCACGGTTGACGCCCGCACGGTCAACGAGAACGATCAAGCGCTCTACGCGGGTATCATCAAGCAGTACGGTGAGGATAGCGACGAGGCCCGTGTCGAGGTCTACGGCATGTTCCCCCGTCAGGGCGACGAGAACTTCCTGAGCCGTGGCGAGGTCGAGGACGCCGTCGCCCGCGAGGTCGAGCCGGACATCCACGCGCCGCTCATCATGGGCGTCGATCCTGCGCGCATGGGCCGGGACAAGGCGGTGATCGCTTTCCGGCAGGGGCGCGACGCGCGCTCCATCGAGCCGTTGGTCTATCCCAAGACGACGACAGCAGAGTTGGCGGAGCATTGTGCCGCCGCGATTGAGAAGTACAAACCGGATGCTGTGATGATTGAGGCAGATGGTATTGGCGGGCCGGTGATCGAACTGTTGGAGCGGATGGGCTACCAGATCATCTCGGTGATGGCGAGCAGCACGGCGAGCGACCCAGAGAGATATTACCTCCACCGCACCGAAATCTGGGGCCGTTTCAAGGAGTGGCTACCGAGTGGCAGCTTACCAGATCACAAGGAACTCGTCGTCGATCTCTGCGGGATGCGCTACCGGATAAATTTGAAGGGGCAGCTTGCGCTGTGGTCGAAGGATCAGATGCGCGCCAAAGGTTTCGCCAGCCCCGATTATGCGGACGCCTACATGATGACCTTCTCGCGGACCATCGCGCGCGGCGATGCGAAGACCTCCCGGCGATCCGCAAGACGGCGTGTGGCGGCGGGGATGGATTATGACTTGTTCGCGTAGGCGAAACTGTGGTAACTATGCAATAGTGTGACAAAGGAGCAACACTCTATGGGTGGAATTTTTGGAGGCGCAGCGCCCACAGCCCCGGCCCCGCCGCCGCCTCCGCCTGATCGGTCGGACGCGGACGTGCAGCTTGCCGCCCGCAATGAGCGGCTGCGACAAGCGGGGACACAAGGCCGTGCATCAACAGTTTTGACAAGTGGACAGGGTGTGACCGATGAAGTCCCCGTCGTGAAGAAGACGCTACTAGGCTCTGCCTAAAGTGGGCGTTGCAACCAAGACACTGTTAGGAAGCTAGGCATGAGCGGTCTTTTTACACCGGGGGCGGACACAGCGGGTAACGCGCGCAGGGCCGGGGCGAGCAACGCTGAAATTGCTTCTGCCGGTGCGCGGCTTAGTGGAACAAAAAATCCCGTCTTTCATGGCTTTGGAGACTCATTGACTACTGGTTTGTCTGGGCTAAACAAAGCCGATGACGCAAAGGCCAAAGAAAATCGCAAAACCGCGTTAAGTAGGTCCTCAAAAAGTCGAACGTCTCCAGGTGGGTCTCCCTCCGAGGGCGGCGACGGACAGATCGTCCGCAAGACGTTGTTAGGAGAATAGATGGACAACATCGCGCAAGAGATCGTCAAACGCTACGAGCGCCTGAAAGGTGATCGTGGGACTTGGGAGGAGCATTGGGAGGAAGTCGCGGATCGCGTG